CCATACCTAGGCAAACAAATCCTAGAGCCATATACAAGTATTTTTTAATCATTTATTTTCCTATATTATATTTGTTAAAAACAATTTTAAGTGATTCGACAAGATGTTCCATCATTGTGTCTGTGTGTAACGGAGTCGGAGCAAACCTTAGTCTTTCAGCGCCTTCTGCAACTGTTGGATAATTAATAGGTTGAACATATATACCGTAACGGTTTAAAAGTTCATCACTCATTATTTTACATACTTTAGCATCTCGTACCATAACTGGAACAATGTGTGTACAAGAATCTTCTAACACTTCTATGCCTACTTTCTCTAAACTTTTTACAAGTTTATGAGCACGCTCTTGGTGTTGTATTCTAAGTTCATTATGATCTCTTAGATACTTTATACTAGCCAACGCACCAGCGCATATTACTGGACTCATTGATGTTGTAAATATAAATCCAGATGCAACTGATCTTATTGCATCTATTACAACTTCTTCTCCAACAACATATCCACCAGTAACACCAAATGCTTTTCCAAGAGTACCGTTTACAAAGTCTATTCTTGTTTCGCCGAGCATTTCGCAATAGCCAGCGCCTTTCTCTCCGTACAATCCTACTGCATGAACTTCGTCAATATATGTAATAGCATTATATTTTTCGGCTAGATCGCAAATGTGTGTAATTGGAGAGACATCTCCGTCCATGCTATACACAGATTCGAATACAACACAAGGTGTTTTATTCTGGGAGGCAACATACGCCAACTTCTCTTCTAGGTCGTCCATATTGTTGTGCTGGAATATTACTTTCTCGGCACCACTGTGTCTGATTCCTTGTATGAGACTTGCGTGATTCTTAGAATCACTTACAAACACAATGTCGGTAACAATAGTGCTTAGGGCGATAAGAGTCCACTCATTTGCTACATAGGCGCTACTATAAAGTAACGCCGATGGTTTATCATGTAAATTAGCTAATTCTTGTTCTAGGGCAACATGGTAATGACTAGTACCGCCTATGTTACGTGTACCTCCTGATCCTGCACCAGTTTGATCAAGTGCAGTGTGCATAGCATCAATTACAGTTTTGTTTTGACCCATACCTAGATAATCATTTGAACACCAATTTACAATATTTTTAATTGAATATGGTCCGTACCATATTGCTTTAGGAAAGTCTCCACGTTCTCTTACAATGTCGTTGAACACTCGATATTTGCCTGCTTCTTTTAATTGGTTTATTTTATCCTCGAAAGGGTTGACATCTATCATGGGCTTTCCTTAGTTAACTGTGTAGTTATTTATTTAAAACTGACAAATTGTTATCAGGCTAAATACTATAAGGAGTAACACAATGCGAGCAACAGATATAGTACGACAAGTATTAGACTTATTAGATCAAATTGACGATCCACAAGAGATTGAAGCAGATGTTCATGTACATCAAAATGATCAATCTGATAATAGATTTAAACAAATACTAGCAATGCTGAATAATGATAGTTTTGGTCCACTTGCTAACAGCCCAAATGAAGTAGTTGCTCCTGTAAGTGCAGTAACAACAGACGCAGGCGGCGGAGTAAACGGACCTAAAGATCCTGCAGACATTAGAGTAAAAGACCCAGGAGCATACAATGGCAGCTAACGGTATATCAACACTTGCAACTAAAAGAGCAAGACAAGATGCTAAACTTGCTCTAGCAGAAGCAGACAGAACAGCTCGTAATGTAGTAGAGCCAGGACGCTACGCAGATGTCACAGCAGATGCAACACAGTTACCTACCCGCTATAATACTAGTGGCAACGAAGTCAATGGTGACGATCCGTTAATTGACAATGCAAATACAGGCGGACTAAAACCTGGCAGACCGTGGGCAACATAAATGCCAAATCTAAATCCAAACTCAACTAACTACGTTCACAGTTCAGAGCCGAACACTAACGACTTGGTTCAGGCTATGGACTACAACAGTGTTGGGCAACCTGTGATTAGAACTGTGGGCGGAGACATCTACAACTCAATCAACCTACCCGCAGGCTTTGGACAGATACACAAGTTTGGTGCTGTTCCGTCAATGAGTCAAGACACCAACGGAACCATATGGGACGAGAACGATACAGTTTATCCTTGGGCAACTATTGACGCAAACGGTGTGCTGACTGTGAGCGTGGTAGAGCCAAACAATGAGTCAAACACCAGCACAGCACACGATGGCGATACAGTAGAAATACAGGGACTGGATGGCGACTACAATCTACAGGTAGAAACAGTGACCATATCAGGATCAAGTGCTACTACAACCAACACATTCAAACGAGTGTTTAGAGCACGATTTACAAATGGTGGAAGTTTTGATCCAAACACAAAAAGAATACTAATCCAGTCAGGTGGAACCACAGTGGCAAAGATACTTGAAGACTTGGGACAAACACTGATGAGTGTATATACCATACCCGCAGGCTTCACAGGTTATTTGATGCGTCTTGATGTTACAGCACAGGGCACAGCAACAGGCAGTTTCAAACTGTTTGCTCGTCCAGGCGGTGAAGGTAGTTTTCAACTCAAACACGTTGCTGAAGTTAATGGTGTGGGCGGACCATATCAGTTGGAATATCCTATTCCACAATCGTTCTCAGAGAAGACAGACATTGATGCAAGGATGCACACACAGTCAAACAACGGACGTTATACTTGTACGTTTGATATCCTACTAGTAGATAATACAGCAGGCGTTCCATAAAACGATTAACCCCTAGCTAAATTAATAACTAGGGGCTGCTTAATGTTATTACTTGTCTAAAGGCTATGCCTTGAATGTACTTTTATGTTTTACTAATCATATTTATTTCTTATTACCACTTACAAACTCATAAAACTTTTGGGCAGTGTCAAGAACAGCGTCGGCTCCCGGCACAGTAGGCATCTCTACTTTTGTTACGATTTCATCATGTTCTTTTTTAACAGATGTTTCAAACTGTCCCCACTTAGCATAATAATCCTGCCAAGCATTGTTCTGTGCAAATTCCAAGACCTTTGTACGGATTTCATATCCGTTTTTGTTTGGCTTTACAGTTGGCATCGAGCTTTTCATCATGTCGGCAAATTGCTCAAAGTTTTTTTGAAAGTCGTTCATATTCATTCTCCTGTGTGTATGTGTGATCGGCTATATCACATCTATTAATATAGCACTCTATTTATTAAATGTCAACCAACTATTTTAGGATATTGGCCATCCTTGCACCGTATGTGACCATAAAGTCATATCCACTACGTTTATATACTCTGTATTGTTCTTGTATAGATGCAACTTGATCCTTGATAGGTAACCATTCGCCCGATACTTGATAACCTCCAATAGGCAGATATGATGTTCGTCTAAAATGGTGTAGCATGTCAACACTTGTTATGCCAGGTTTAAGTAGTAAACTGTTGCAATCGCTTTTGATATATTTGTTAGCCATACTAATAAATCCGTCATCATCCTCTACTTCTACTTGATAGGATCTAATTGAACTGGGTGTACTATTAGCCGTATCTCTAAAGCCTTCATACATCACACTGCGCCATTTAACGTAGCTCATTATTTCTAGTTCTGGAAATTCTATACGAGCATTGATTGCAGTGTTAGGACCCATATCTGAATGTGCCATCTTGTGTCCGTTTGCTTCTATTACTCTTACAAGCGATTGTAATGTTTCTTCACTGAGTTCTCTGTCCTTTAGTATACAGCAATGTCCATCAGGCAAGGTGCTACACATGCAAGTATCAACGTAAAATTCTGTATCAGGAAACTCGTCTTTTAGAGTATGCATTACAAAGTTATGCCAAAGCCAATCAGGCTCCCAAGTTTTTTGATTAGGTACTAAAAATAAGAGAAAGCTCGACACCTTATGTTCAGTATCGAGCTTTATTCTTTCTACTGCATCGGATAGTGAGTAACTTTTATTAGCACTACCTAAGCCAGTATTTTTTGTTTCAGTTTGATTTATAAAGATAGGTTGTATTAGTTTCATAGCACACTCCTTTGAGTATTTATAAAACTATACTTTAATATTTAAACTTGCAATCAAACTGTAACTTACCTTAGTGTCTCCATCCGTCTCTTGGTGGTGCTTCACCTCGAGCGATATGTCTTATATCGCCACGGCAAATGCCCATGTCAGACAAATCTTTGTCTGTCAGTCTCGAAAGTTCTCTGTAAACCGAATAATCTATTTTCGGCGTAAGTATATCTCTTATATTTTTATATAAACCTTTTACAAAGTGCCATATTGGTGTTGTTTCTGGATTAACTTTGACTTGTGCGTTCATAAGCCTTTTCCTAACATTAGTCTTTTAGCTTCTTCATGGTAACCTTGACGTGTTAGTTCAGCGGCAGCTCTTGCTCTGCCGACTGTCTCTGTGTATCTTAAAAATCCTTTTACGAATCTTTTTAAAAATGGTATATGTGTGTTTGGTGTATGTATTGCTGCTGCGGTCACTAGACCCATCCTTTCAAATTGTTATTGGCCTTTACTTGAAATGGTGCTTCGCCTCTTTGCAGTTTGCGTTGCCTTCTTTCAACATCTGCAAGATCATTTGCTTCACTAAGATATTTGTATTCTTGTGAATGAGATATGGAGGGCTTACTCCACATCCAAGATGTAATTGCATCTACTAAGAAGTTCATCTGTAAACTCCTCTGATAAAAGGTGCTGTACCTGTTCTGCGCAGTTCGTCATAGGCATACTGCCAATCTGATCCGTATTCTGTTTTAGCGTATAATCGATAGTCGTTGTCGAGTTTGGCTTTTGATCCAAACAACGACGATAAAAATTTTAACATTTCTGTCTCCTTTGTTATGGATGCTTGAGGAATAGCAATACCGCGGTTCTTTGCCGCCTTCAATCGCTTGTAACCCGCTGATGCCGCGGACTTGTCTTTCCAAGTGTATAAAATAAATGCTGCATTGCAACATATCTATTTATATACAATATAGCGCATTAAGGTGCCAAAATCAACGGTTTTTGCATGTTAATACTGCAAAGACGTTATGCGGTTAGTGCATGAGTCCAAAAAAGGTTGACATTTTTGTGCAATGAGTATAAAATATAAGCACGAAAAGGAGAATATCATGGATATTATTAAAACAGTAAAAGGGTGGGCAGCCGCTCTTGCAGAAGTAGGCGTAAGTATCGCTGCTCTTATGATTGTTGCAGAAGTATTAGGCTTAGGCAGCATTCCGTTCTTTCCAGAAACAAGCGTAATTGGAAATGTCAGTGGCATGCTTGGTACACTAGGTGCAGAAGGCCTAATGGGCTTGATTGCTATCTGGGTATTATATGTAATCTGGAATAGAGGTACTGACTCAAAAGGAAAGTAGTGTCTTAGATATACACAGACCTTAAAGGCGTATAATTTAATTATTATACGTCTTTTTTCTTGACCATTTATAAGTAACCGTGTAATGTAATTACATCGTGAGAGACGGGGTAAAGCCGTCAAGCGTAAAGGAGAAAATAATGGAACTACTTACAGTATGGAGCCTCATCGGCTTCTTATTAGCTGCCTATGCAGTTATAGCAAACGATTCAGTACAGACTCTCGGTACATGGATGGCATCAAACAATGAGAGATTCAATTACAAAACATTATGGATTGCGGCATCTGCTGTCCTATTGGCTACATTATGGTATGGCTGGAGTGTAAATGGTGGAGACATCAGTTACGGTAGACTTAATAAGATTCCATGGCAAGAGGTACAATGGTATCACGCAGCCGCACCTGCTATTCTTGTAGCACTTACAAGGATGGGTGTGCCAGTTAGCACAAGTTTCTTAGTGCTGTCAGTGTTCGCAAGTACCTTTGTGCTTGAGAAGATGCTGATGAAATCAATCATGGGCTACGGTGTTGCAGCAGGCTTTGCATATGTAGTATGGTTTGCGATACACAAATACTTTGGCAGGTGGTATGATGAAACTGCTCCTGTTACTGAAAGTAATAAGAAGTTCTGGCGCATCGCACAGTGGGTAGCCACAGGCGGCTTGTGGTGGACTTGGTTGTCACATGATATGGCAAACATAGCAGTGTTCCTTCCACGTGAAGTTCCGCTGGACCTAATGTTCCTAGTCAGCGCAGTGTTTGTAGGCGGCCTGTTCTTTATGTTTAAAGAACGTGGCGGCAAGATCCAACAGATTGTATTGGAGAAACACAACACAAGATATGTGCGTAGTGCAACATTGATTGACTTGTTCTATTGGTTATGCTTGTACTTCTTCAAAGAGTTGAACGATATTCCTATGAGTACAACTTGGGTGTTCGTAGGCTTGTTAGCAGGACGTGAGTTGGCTATGGCAACATACTTTGGTAAGAAGAAAACCAAATCAGTGTTTCCACTAGTGGCAAAAGACTTTGGTAAGATGATGGTAGGACTAGGCGCAAGTGTCGCATTAGTTTTGATGATACATTATATTATTGTACCAAACGGATTGTAATACAACTTTAACCAACAACGTAGAATTAAGTGCGTATTTTATATAAATAAAGCATGAACAGAAAATTTATGATATGGTGGTTAATTTTTGTTATCCAATGTGCGCTATTAGGTGTGGCTTACTATTACGAGGCGCACCTTTTCTTTTGGGATAACGATATAACCTATATCAGTTCTGGTATTTTAGCACTCTTTTTTCTTACCAGCCTTGGAACTGGTTACAACACCTATTGGGGTAAAGAGTCTACTGATGCTTATTGGTTCATTGCAGACAGCAAAATGAGCCTAGGTATGATCGGAACTGTCACGGGATTTATCTTTATGCTAGTAGCGACATTTAATAACTTAGATCCATCGAACATCGAATCCATGAAGGATGCGATAAGCAACATGGCAACTGGTATGAGCACCGCACTATTAACGACTCTAGCAGGACTGCTAGGTAGTTTGGCAATTAAACTACAATTGGTGAACCAGGATGCGTGATGCGAAGCAAACGATATACGAGTAATACAGCATTTTTAGATCTGCTGTTTAATGTACTGCTAGGATTTGTAGTACTATTTGTAATTGCCTTGTTAATGATCAATCCAATTACCAAGAAAAACGATATACCTACGAAAGCAGAATTTATGATCATAGTCGAATGGCCGTGGGACATAAATGTTGATGTCGATACATGGGTACGAGGTCCAGACGATAGAGATGCGGTTGGGTTTCGAAGAAGAGAAAATCACTTACTACATTTAGATAGAGATGATTTAGGTAATCCTAATGATAGTAGAATTGTTAATGGTGAGGTTGTACTAAACAAAAGTAATAGAGAGGTTGTTACTGTAAGAGGTATTGTACCTGGTGACTACTTTATTAATTTACATCTATACAACAACTATTCATCATCAGATAGTCCTGTAACTGTTACTGTGACTTTAGCAGATGTAAATCCTTACATTGAACATTATGTTCTTACTGTTGAAATGGGTACAAAAGGACAAATTGAAATGATGCCAGCATTTACAGTCAATGAAAAAGGTGAAATAACAAATATATTCACTAGTGATGTACTAACAGTACCAGTTGGTAGTAATGCACAACTAGAGAATTCACCTGGCCCGCCCGGAAACACAAATTTAATAGAAGGAGAGCAGCCATGACTGAGATCGGAGTAGCACTCTGCGTAATAACAATTATATTTTGTTTATATGCAATTATTATATCACGTAAACACAAACTATTGACATTTTTTCTAGTGCCGTTATTTGTGTTTACTAGCTTCTACATGTATTACATTACTAATCTGTACAAAGGTATGCCGTTGTACGATATACCTACAGGCGAAGATGTAACACTGATTTCTCTTAAAGTAGGTAAGCCTTGGATCTACTTAGTAATTAAACTTGATGGTGAGGAGATGGCAAAACTATATGCTGCTCCTTATACAGAAGAAAACAAAGAACAGATGCAACACGTAGGCAACACACTTAAACGTGCAGGTGGTACTAATCTACGTGGACAGTTTATTCAAAATTCTAGAGCAGAGTATCAGTGGAAAATGCAAACTGCTGATACTGGACCTAAAGTAATTAAGAAACCAGTAACGCATCAAGGATTCTAAAAAAAAGTTGACAACTCTTGTTAATGGTGCTATACTATATAGACATTAACAAGAGGTGCAACGATGATTACAGTGAGCGGCGGTAGCAAAGGTCAACGTAATTATACTTTTGATCTAGCGACATTTGTTTGTCGCAAGTATAATGTATTTCCAGATATTGATGTAGCAATAAGCAGAACCAATCGCGACTCGCTGGGCGGTATAATTCAAGCTGACGACAACGAGTATGAAATAGATATTCAGCGTGATTTACCTTTGCGTGATTTTTGCATTACACTTGCACATGAATTGATTCACATGAAACAATATGAACATGGTACACTTACTCAAACTAATGAGAAAGATATTCCTTATTGGGATAAACCTAGTGAAATCGAAGCGCATCAACAAGAAACAGTTTTGTTTGAAGAATGGATAAATGTTAATAACTTGAATAAACTCAAGTGGACACAATCAAACGTAATTTAAATTAAGCAGAAAATACACTAAATATTAACATGAAGAAAAAGACTAGAAGCATACTTGAAGAACTGAATAATGTACATGGTCGCCGCAATGGCGATCATTCTATAGATTCGGCGGCCAATAATATTATAGAGAGTTCTATAAATTTATTGTCTAAAATACATGATACATATGATGCTGATACAGCATTAGATTTAGAGCGTAGATTTCTTAATAGTATACGCTCAGGTGATCCAAAGAAGTTTCGCCGTTACATGCAAAAAGTAATTGAGTCTCGAGGACGCAAATGGAAATAATTAAAGAAGGTGGCAACGTATTTAAGACTGAACCCGAAAAGGAACTTATTGCATCACGAATTGCTACAGCAGATGTACAGCCTACTATTGATTGGCTTAATAAAACCTTTGGCTTTAAGTTTACTCCAAAAGAATTCTTAGGAACAACCGGTACAAAAACACATCCAGATGGAACATTTGAAAAGAATTCATCAGGTGACTTAGATCTTAATACTGATACTAGAGAGTTACCTAAAGAAGAAATAATTGCAAAACTTAGTGCGTGGTGTCAAAAGCAAGGTATCCCTGATTTAGAGATTATGAACAAGGGCAGAACATTCGAAGCAGGTTGGATTAAAGATGCCGGGTTACAGATACACTTTCGCACACCTATAAAAGGTAATCCTGAAAACGGTTTTGTACAAACAGACTTTATGCTTACAGACAATCCTGATCTACAGCGTGGCGCCAAGCGTGGCGGCACTGAAAATTACACAGGTGCTGACAGAGCTGTACTACTTTCTAGTCTTGCAAGAGGTAGAGGATACAAATTTAGTCCAAACAAAGGTATAGTTGATCCGAACAATGGAGATGCTGTTGTTGCTGATAACTGGGACGAAATTGCAGAGATACTATTAGGTAAGGGTGCTAAGGAAGCCGATACACATACAGTAGAAAGTATGTTAGCAAAATTAAAAGGTGATTCTAACTACGATGCACTAGTTGGTCCTTTCAAAGATACAATGGCAAAATCAGGTAAAGAAATACCTGAATCGTTAGCATCTAAACAACTATCACGTATTGTAAATCTTACAAGTGTGCTTGTTCGTTAATAAATACAACATCAAATAAGGAAGTAAAATGAAAATCAATGAGATTACCGAAAGAGATGTAGACAGTAACTTTGAACTTTCACAACTTGCAAGGAAAGCAAGTCGTCACGCTCATAAGTTAAAGTCTGTAATAGACAGAGTTGATTCAGGACAAATCAAAATGGACGATGGTACTTATGTTCAGTTATCTCGCTTAGCTCAATTGTTAAACAATATGGGTCCTGGTGTAAATGAATTTAAATCAATTAATGATGTATATGACGAAATGGTTCACAACACTCGTATTAGAAATAAAGGAACTGATGACGACGGTGTTGCTTTTAATAAAAAGTCAAAAGACCATGAACCGCCAATGGACAAAAATCGTTTTAATATGCTTATGAAATTAGGCAAGTAAATTGGAAAAATACACGGCAATAGAATGGGCTGCAATGGAAGGCGGGCACGATGTCACTCTTACCGAACCAAAGTTTTCTTTCATTAAAGATTTAAACGAAGCTCGTTTTACACGTAACGAACGTAATGTAAGAAACTTATCTTATACAGATTGCCGTGAGCGTATCTATTTAATTGTGCTTGCAATAGAATTGATGCGTACTACAAAAGAATTCCTTCCTTGGGTTAGAGCATATTCAAAACAAACAAGTGGTTTTGAAGACTATAGATTATACAGAGGTAATGGTACAGATTTGTATAACTATCTACATTTAATTTTAAGTGCAAACGGACATACAAAACTAAAAGATCCTAAATCAGCATTGAAGATGAAAGATGAAACAAAACTTCCTTTACGAGATTTTAACCGTTACATAATTGATCTAGCAAAGACAGCACCGAGGAAGGTAGACAACCTTTTATTTAGAATTGAGCAAGGATTAAAGATTACTAATCCTGAATATAAGAGTGTTAGACGTAGTTTAGCCAGTTGGGATACATTACAACTTAAAGATAGAAATCTAGTAGCAACTAAATTATTGTTTGCAGTAAGAGCAAAACTACGCAGTTCGGACATTATTGACGACTTTGAACGTTGGGTTGTAATTACTAAGAGTGAAACTTACTATGCAGTTGATACTGAACCACAGATAAGTCAGCCTGATGTTGTTACAACTCCAGATGCATTAGCACTTTATAGATACTTAGTTGGTGCCAATAATCTTGCAATGACTAAACAGTTTATCGAACATGTTAAAGATGGTAGAAGCATTAGTGCTCCTATGGTAAAAGCATATGCGCCTATTATACAAATGGTAGATGACATCGTACAAGGCGGTCCGGGCTTTATAAATCAACTACAAGTGCTTCGTTCGAGAGCGCAAAAACGCAATAAGTAGTTAATTTTTCTTTAAAAGTGATAAATATTATCATAACAAGTTCAAGAGTATGAACTTGCCATTAGAGAAATTAGGAGAAGAAAATGGCAGAATTCACAAGAGTAAACGGCACAGGCCATGCACTAGGTACACTATACGGCTCAATGCAGCTTAAAGCATTCAAAATGGTTCCAACAACTGCACTAACAGCAGGCATCGGCGGAACAGCTGAAGCACTAGCACAAGAGTTTGGTACAACTGGCGCATTCATCGAAATCGGTGCAAGCGGCACAACTGCAATCATCATCGGTGACGGACACGCATTAGACGTAGCAACAGTAGACGCTCGCGTAACACACGTACTAGGTGAAGCAGTAACAACTACAGAAATCACAAGTTTCTACAGTATTGCTAACTCATAATATTATAACCTAATAGGTATAACAGAAAGCGTCACTTTTTTAGTGGCGCTTTTTTAGTGACTATAAGTACAGTATGAAACTCCTAATGAAAACACTTGTAGACATTACTGAATCTAAAGCTAGATTTAATAAGTCTGATCCAGCCTGGCACCAACAACAAAATTTTATGACAGTAGTCGGAACTATAGGGTTAAGAGTGAACATTACACCTTTATCTAGTCCACAAGGTACAGTACAACAACTAACTAAAGGACACGGCTTTGGCACAAGTTATAAAGGTGAACAAAAAGTTTGGGAGTTTATGTTTGAAACTGACTTTGAGTCTGCAATAGATATTCCGATGTTAGTTAATGACTTTGATATGATACCTGTTATATCAAACCTAGACGAAACAGTTAAATTAAAAGAATCTATGTTTGAAACTACAAGCAAGAGTCGTACAAACACGGTATTTGTAACAGTAGCAGATAACCTTAGCGAGTAATTGGTTAAATACTTTTAACAATTTATTATAGAGGGAGTGTGTGATGTCCGATCCAGCGTCAACCACGAAACTAGAGAAAGAGAGCCTCGAGGCTCACGTTGATCTATGTGCAATTAGATATTCTAATCTGTCAAGCAGACTGTCAGATGTAGAAACAAAAATTAATGAAATCCATAATGATATTAAGGATGGCAATCAAAGTTTAGTCAAAGTACTAATCGGTGCGTCAGGAACTATCATTGCAGGGTTACTTTCAACTATCGTAGTTATATTAATGCAAGGCTAAATCCGCTAAATAACTATATGTTATTAAGAGATCTATTTACTATAGAATTAGAAGAAACACAGGTATGGGCTCGCTCCGGCAAAAAGGTTGTGCGCAAATATCGTTGTTCTGGCGGCAAACGCAAGGGTCGTGTAGTAAGTAAGATTGCTCAATGTTTTGCGCCGCCTGATATGAAAAAGCGTATGACACTTAAAAAGACAAAAGCACGTTTAGGTAAAAGAATATCTCGTAAATCTAAAAGAACTAAAAGAACAAATGTTGCAAGTCGTAGAGTGCAATCAATGAATAAGAAAAGATAATGTTTTTAAGAGAGTTGATAGAAGGAGCAGTTCCTACTTTTGCCAAGAGTGGAAATAAGACTACACGTAAATATCGTTGCACTACGGGCAGTCGTAAAGGACGTGTGGTTGCTAAAGCATCAACATGCTCTGCACCTACTAACGTAAAAGCAGCAACTACATTAAAGCGAACAAAGGCTAAGAAGTCTGCGTCAATGTCAGTAAAGACTAGACGTACAAAGTCTGCAAACCCTGCAAGTATTAGGACACGTCAAGCAAATAAATCTAGACACAAAAAGAGCAAAAGGAGATCAAGGATATGAAAATAAGAGAAATACTTGAACAGCAGCCGGCAAAGATTACTAAGGTACAACCTGGACGCAGTGCAGAAGTTGATCATGGCGACGGTCGTAAAACTACTATTGATCTTAAAAAGAATCCTAGTGCTTTATCTAAAGACGACGAGGGCAATGTAACATTAAACAAACCTTCAAAGCCTGGAGAGAAGAAGAAAGATCCTGCAAAACTAATAAGACCAGGAGACATTGTTAAAACAACCTCTTAGGATAAGTATGTCTATGAACACTTATAAATTAATAGAAGATTTAGAAGAAATAATAGCAATTGGCCTTGAGGATTCAGCAGTGCCTGTAGTCAAAGGAAACAGTATACGTCTTAAGAATTATATCATTAGAAACTCAAAAGGTATGTATAGAATTTTTGACTGTAAAACAAACTCAGCTGTTGCATTTACACATTATAAGAAGTCCGCTCTTGCTATTGCAAAAACTCTTGTTGAAGGCAAGCCGGCAATAGACGATATAGTAAAATTAGATAAAAAGTTTCTTAAACATTATAATGACGTAATTACATATAAAGAAACAATTAAAAACACAAAAGATAAAATACGTAAAGAATCACGCAAAGCAAGACTGAGTCAGAGCCTGGATAAAGCAAAATATTACTCTGATCAAATAGAAGATTTCATTTATCAATGATAAATACATGTAACGATCTAATAGGAATTAGCAATGAACATTAACGAATTTACTAGACCATTAACTTCAGAAAAGTTAAACGAGTCACTAGCAAAAACATTTGGTAAAAAAATTAACCTTGAGAAATTTACATTTGAGCAACTTGAAGATGCTCGTAATAAACTACGCACAAAGTTAAGTCAAGTTGAAACTAATGAAAGTTTTGATAAAGTACAAACATCAGAGTATGCAAAGAACAAAATGTTTCTTGATGTATTAAATGCTGAAATTAAAGAAAGACATGAATCTGGTTCAGCAATTACTGAAGGTGCAGAAGACTCAGCAGAGATTGTTATGGCTGGTAAAGACATGGTAGACAAAGTTACAGGTTGGATGGAAGACACAGCTGAAATGCAAACTGAGTCAATGTTAGATCTTGCAGATGCTATCCGTGATGAAATGGGTAGTGAGCAAAGTGAATCATTTGTTAATACAGTTAAACCTGCATTGGAAGCAATGTATGCAGCAATGGAAAGCACCCGCGGAGCACTAACAAGTGGCGTAGGCATCCTAACTGGCGAAGGCGGCGGTATGGACGCAGACATGATGGGCGGTGATGACATGGACGCCATGGAACCAACAACTGACATGGACATGGACACTGACTTAGGTGATCTTGAAGGCGATGACTTTGATGCAGACGCATCAGCAGCAGGCGGCGACTTAGATATGGGTCGTGAAAAGCGTGAGTCAGTAGAGCGCTCAAAAAAAAAGTAAACGAAGCTATTGATACTAACGAGCTGTTCCAAATACTGGATCACTTAAAAAGTCGTAAGAAATATAACTTATCAATGGATAAATTAGACTCGCTGATGCGCAAAATGGGGCACGGCGAGTTTACTTTTGATGTGTTTAAGGCTGCATACGATGCAGACCCTAGACTTAAAGAATTAGTTAAAAACTTTGACAAAGACAAGATACAACTAAAGTCAAGCGAAGTTGACGATCTATCACCAACAGATGGCGGCGATAGCGACGATACAGTAGCAAGTATGGCTAAACGTGCTAACGATTTAATTTGACAATATAATATATTATGTTATAATAACATATGACATTAATAAAACCTAAGTACGAATATGCAAAACTAAAACGTGTAGAAGTAGATGGCAAGCGCCGTTACGCAGCACCCGGTGGCGCTCCTGTAGCAAGTGTTACAACTATCCTTAGCAGCACAAAAGATATGACACATCTTATTGAATGGCGCCGTAGAGTAGGTGAAAAGAAAGCACAAGAAATTACAACTGAAGCAGCAGGCGTAGGTACACGTATGCACAAGTATCTTGAGGATTATGTAGACAATGGTGTATGGACAGAGTCAGCAGGTAGCAACCCTTACGCACAACAAGCCTATAAGATGGCTTGTATTATCCGCGACGAAGCAATGGTACATGTAGATGAAATATGGGGAAGCGAAGTTCCGCTCTACGTTCCTGGTATCTATGCTGGTACAACTGATCTAGTAGGACAATATAAAGGCAATCCGTCAATCCTTGATTTTAAGCAAACTAATAAGCCTAAGAAGCCTGAGTGGGTTGAAGACTACTATCTACAACTTACTGCCTATGCTATTGCACATAACGAGGTACATGGCACAGACATACGTGAAGGACATATCTTTATGTGCAGTCGAGGCTTAGAGTATCAACAGTTTGACCTATGGCCAGATGAGTTTGCTGAATGGGAACAAGAATGGTGGAATAGGTGCCGTCAGTATTATGAGAAACACGGATAAATACTACTACAAATTAGGAGTAGTATATGGCTGTTGTTTCCATTTCGAGGATTCAAATACGCAGAGGGCGTAAGAACGAAGGATCCGGATTACCACAATTAGCAGGCGGTGAACTTGCCTGGGCAGTAGACACACAAGAGATGTTTATAGGTAACGGTAGTGTTGCCGAAGGAGCACCGTTTGTTGGAAATACTAAACTTCTTACTGAAAAAGATAACATTCTTGCTTTTGCAAAGTCATATGAATATAAGAGTACAAATGACAGTATTCAAACAGGACCCGGCCTTACACCAATACAGCGTAGTCTACAGGATAGACTAGATGATATTGTTAGCATTACATCATTTAATGCATTAGGCGACGGCAGTGATCAGACAGATCAAATACAACGTGCAATTACACAATTGTATATGAACCCAAACGATCCTTTAAATAACAGCAACAGAGTTATCTTACAGATGCTACCTGGAAATTATGTTGTCAGTAGAACTATTGTATTGCCTTCATTTGTAAACATAGTTGGATCAGGTATTGATAATACAGTGTTAACTAAAACTACACCAGGACCTGTGTTTAGAACTGTAAGTGATGTTGATATCCCGTTAATTAACCAATTAAATGCAACTGATCTTGCTGCGTATGTTAATAGTTCAGCAGTTACTGAAACAAATCAATCTCGTAACATACACATAAGTGATATGACTATTGATGTTGCAGGTAGTGCAGGAGGGTTCTTACTAAACAGTGTAAGAGATAGTGAATTTAGAAATATAAAAATTAGAGGTACATGGACTAACGGTTCAACACTCGACAACACAAACTATGGTATTAAAATGACAATGGTTACCACAGCCGGCGTTGGAAAAAATAATACATTTCAAAATATCAAGTTTGAAGGACTGAGTGTTGGAGTGTATAGTGATAACGACATCGAAGATAATAGATTGTCAGAGTGCTCATTTGAAACACACTATAATGGAATTGCATTTGGTACTAACCAACTTTTAGGTGCAACTGCTGCAACAACAGGACCACGCTCTACAAAAGTAAACAACTGTAGATTTAAAAATATAGACAGACAGGCTATCTATATTAAGTACGGTGAGTACAATATTTCTCAAAGTAATAGTTTTATAGATGTAGGATATCAATGGACAGCAGGTGTAATACAAAAAAATAATCCTCAATGGCCAGTAATCGAATTTGGTACAGAAGCCTTTGCTAACGGTAGTGATAATGATTATTTTAACAGAACTCCACAACTTTCAGCAGATCAAAATTATCTATCTAATATTGCATATATTCCAGAAATAAAAGGACCAGGTTTTGATACTGTAAGATATCTACAAGAACTAAATCTTACACAATCAACATCACCATCGGTAATGTTTAAAATACCTGCAGATGAAACAAAATGTATAGAAATTGAATACACCTATAAGAGCTTTACAGTTAATGCATTTAGAAAAGGTGTTATTACAGTAGTAAGTAATCCTAGCAACAACATAAGATCAGTAAGTGATGAGTATGATTATGTAGGTGACAGCCTTTACGAAGAAAATCTTGTGTTTGGATCAGAATCTTTTGATGAAAATCTAGACGGAGTGGTTGACAGTTTGGGTATATCTGTGTTAAACTTAACTATAAACGATCAATCAGAGTTTCATTATAGATTAAAAACAGCAAGGTAAAATGTTTAACAACTCATACGATGAACGCCTATTTCTTTGGCGAGACTTCCGTACCTATTTAGAAACAGCAGAAAATCCTCTTGAGGATACAGTAAAGTTCTATAGTCAGGCTCCAATTGTTAATCTTACAACTGATCCGTATGATCCAGATAATTGGCCAACGCCTTGGGAAATATTAAAAGAAAATATTTATTGTGAGTATGTGAAAATACTTGCAATATGCTACACCTTACAGTTATGTGATCGGTTTATAGGGGTTAAATTTGAGATAAACATAGTACACGACAACAAACAGTCTAGAACATATTTTTTACTTTTTGTTGACAATCAATGTATAGGATACAACTATGATGAAGTAATACCGGCAACAGAACTACCACTAGGGCTGGAGTTCGTTATGCGTCATGAAATGCCCCAAATTCACTAAGTATATTTTTAACAAGGAACCGAGGATGATTCAAGTAACGAAAAGAGATGGACGCCGTGAGCCATTAGATATTGAAAAACTACATAAAGTTGTTTTTTATGCCTGTGATAATATTACAGGAGTTAGCCCTAGCGAAGTAGAATTAAAAAGTCAAATTCAATTTTTTAACGGTATGACAACAAAAGAGATTCAAGAAACTCTAATTAAAGCAGCAGCTGATCTTATTTCGGAAGAAACTCCTAACTACCAGTATGTTGGTGGCAGACTTATCAATTATGCATTGCGTAAAGAAGTGTACGGATCTTATGACCCTTGCACAGTACGTGAATTAGTTGAAAAAAATATTAACAACGGTTTCTATGATACAGAACTACTTGACGACTACGACAACGACGAGTGGCATAAGATTAATAACTTTATAAAACATGATCGTGATACTGATTTAACTTATGTAGCAATGGAGCAACTAAGAGGCAAGTACCTTTGTCAGAATAGAGTTAGCGGTGAAATATTTGAAACACCTCAGATGTGTTATGTTCTTATTGCAGCAACATTATTTAAAAATTATCCAAAAGAGGAGAGACTACGATGGGTCAAAGAATATTATGACGCTATTAGTTTACACGATATTAGCCTACCTACGCCCGTTATGGCCGGCGTTCGTACGCCTCAGCGTCAGTTCAGTTCTTGCGTTCTTATTGAGTCTGACGATAGTTTGGCTAGTATCAACGCAACTAGTGCATCTATTGTCAACTATGTAAGCCAGAAGGCAGGCATTGGTATCGGCGGCGGAAACATCCGTGCAATTGGTTCTCAAATACGCAAAGGCGATGCTTATCATACAGGCATTATTCCTTTTTATAAGATGTTCCAAGCAGCAGTTAAATCATGTAGCCAAGGTGGTGTACGTGGCGGCGCAGCAACTATTTATTATCCAGTATGGCACTTAGAAGCAGAAGAAATGTTAGTGCTAAAAAACAACAAAGGCACAGAAGACAACCGTGTACGTCATATGGACTACGGTGTGCAGTTTAACAAATTAATGTATGAAAGACTTATACAGGGCGGTGATATAACTCTTTTCTCGCCTAGCGATGTACCAGGATTGTATGATAGTTTCTTTGCTGATCAAGATTTGTTTAGACAACTGTATGAAACAGCAGAACGTAATACAAAAATACGCAAAAAAGTAGTAAAAGCAATTGACTTGTTTAGTTCATTTATGGAAGAGCGTAAGAACACAGGCCGCATTTATTTACAGAACGTAGACAATGCAAACGAGCATGGTTCATTCCTTCCTGAGGTTGCACCCATTCGTCAGTCAAACTTGTGTGCAGAAATTGACTTACCTACAAAGCCACTTAACGATTTAAACGACCCAGAAGGTGAAATTAGTCTATGTACACTTAGCGCAATTAACTGGGGCAACATCAAAGATCCAGGTGATTTTGAAAAGGTGTGTCGTCTAGCAGTGCGTGGACTTGATGCACTGCTGAGCTATCAAAACTATCCTATTCTAGCAGCGCAGTTATCTACAGAGAAGCGCCGTCCTTTAGGCGTTGGCATTATTAATTTTGCATACTGGTTAGCAAAGCATGATATGAACTATCAGAATATTGACACAGCAGGATTAGAGATGATAGACGAATATGCCGAAGCATGGAGTTACTACCTAATTAAAGCAAGTGCAGACCTAGCAGCAGAATTTGGCGCTCCGAGCGGCAACATGGAAACAAAATACGGACATGGTATTACACCTAACCAAACATACAAGAAAGATGTTGACGAACTAGTTCCACATGTAGAACGTATGGATTGGAAAGGACTACGTGAGCAACTAAAAGCAACAGGCATCCGTAACTCAACACTAATGGCACTAATGCCAAGTGAGACATCAGCACAGATTGCTAATGCAACAAATGGCATTGAGCCTCCACGCAGTTTAATTAGTGTGAAGCAGTCAAAGCACGGTGTACTTAAACAGGTTGTACCAGAGTATAAGCGTCTTAAAAACAAGTATGATCTACTATGGGATCAAGAGTCACCAGAAGGTTACTTAAAGATTATGGCAGTGTTACAAAAGTATATCGATCAAGGTATCAGTGTAAACACAAGTTACAATCCAGTACACTACGGAGACGAAAAGATTCCACTTAGTACTATGCTACAGCATCTACTTATGTTTTATAAATACGGTGGTAAGCAACTGTACTATTTCAATACATTTGACGGACAAGGCGAACTTGATGTGAACAAACTTATGGAGCAAGAACTTGCACCTAGTGAAGTTGACGAAGAAGATTGCGAAGGCTGCACAATTTAATTGACAAATAGATATAATACTGTTATACTTACATACACATAGAGAAGGATGAACATGAGCGTATTTGACACTAGCAACCGTGCCGATCATACACAAGTTACGGCATTCTTGGATCCAACAGGTGGTCCAACAATCCAGCGTTATGACACACTAAAGTATAAAACTTTTGATAGTCTAACTGATAAGCAGTTAGGGTTCTTCTGGCGTCCAGAAGAGATTGATATCTATAAAGATGCAAAAGACTTTAAGAGTTTGACAGAACACGAGCGTCATATCTTTACAGCAAATCTAAAGCGTCAGATCTTGCTAGACTCAGTACAAGGCAGAGCACCAGTAGAAGCATTTGCTCCTATTGTGAGCTTACCAGAGATTGAGAACTGGATTCAAACATGGACATTCTCAGAGACTATTCATAGCCGTTCGTACACACATATTATTCGTAATGTTTACAGCAATCCAAGCAAAGTATTTGATGAGTTAATGGACATACAAGAGATTGTTGATTGCGCAGGTGATATTTCAAAGTATTACGATAACTTGATTGAGATGAGCATGTGGTACAACTTGTTAGGTGAAGGTACACATCAAGTTACAAGCAATCGAGAAGCACGTAATGTAACCGTAAACTTGTACGAGCTAAAGAAATTGCTATGGCTTACACTAATGAGCGTAAACATCTTAGAAGGTGTTCGCTTCTATGTAAGCTTTGCATGTAGTTGGGCATTTGCCGAACTAAAGAAGATGGAAGGTAATGCTAAGATTATTAAATTAATTGCCCGCGATGAAAACTTACATCTTGCATCTACACAGATGCTACTAAAGATTCTTAAAACAGATGATCCAGACTTTGCAAAGATTGCAGAAGAAACAGAACAAGAATGTATTCAAATGTTTGTTGATGCTGTTGATCAAGAAAAAGCATGGGCTGACTATTTGTTTAAAGATGGTTCAATGATTGGACTAAACACAGAACTATTAAGTGATTATATTGAATGGATTTGTGCCCGTAGAATGTCAAATGTAAACTTAAAATCACCATACAAAGTGCCACAATCTAATCCGTTGCCGTGGACACAAAAATGGATTTCAGGTGCTGATGTACAGGTTGCTCCTCAAGAAACAGAGATAACTAGTTATGTAATCGGCGGCACGAAACAGGATGTGTCGAACGACACATTTAAAGGATTTTCATTATGATACAAATTTGGGGTAAACCAGCATGTCCATCATGCACAAAAGCAAAAATGTTATGCGAAAAATACAATTACCAGTTTGAATATTTAGAACTAGGTAAAGACTTTACACGAGAAGCAGTGCTTGCAGAATTTCCAGAAGCAAGAACGTTTCCACAAATTGTAGTAAGTGGCAATAAAGTTGGCGGCTACGAACAATTTGTACAATATATCGAAAACACAGGCTATACAGGAACAGGATACACATTATGATAATCGAAGCACCTTATAAGGTAAACGATACAGTGACACTAAAAACAACGGGCGGCGACGAAATTGTTGCCCGTTTTGTTGAAGAAGATAATAACACAGTGACAGTATCAAAGCCGTTGGCACTGATAGCATCACAACAAGGAATGGGCCTTGCGCCCTTCGCATTTACTATTGCACAAGATGCTAAACTAGCATTAAACAAAAGTGCAATAGTATTTGTGCATAAAACTGAGAGTGAAATGGCAAAACAATATGTCGAAAGCACATCAGGATTAAAACTATAGGTTGACAAACTTAACTTTATAACGTATAATATAACTAGCTCGATAGAAGGAGAATAGCTATGGGTGATTTAACACAACACGAACAAATTGTTCAAGCTTTTAACGCATATTTAAAAGAACATGAATCATGGGAAACAAAGAACGTAAAAGCAGCAGCAACTCGTGCTCGTTCAGCACTTGGTGACCTTGGCAAACTTACAAAAGAACGCCGCAAAGAAATCCAAGAACGCAAGAACAATATGTAAATGACAACAGATGCAGTAGAATACTTAAAAAGCATTGCTGATCGGACTATTGCTTATGACAGTGTCCGTGAATATGTGCTATCGTATGCTGCCGACCACGAGGCGTGGGAGGAAGAATGTTTACTCTCGCTCCTCGTGGTTGCATTTATTTGGGAAGCAAAACATAGGAACGAAACGCTAACCGAAGACAAATTAAATTTATTGTTAGGTGTAGATGAAGATGAACATTTTACACTTGATGACTTAGACTGCCAACAAGAAGTAACTTTATCAGAAGATCGAACTGACCTTGATTTAGACGAATTACTAGATTTAACTTTATTCGAATATCTCAAGCATAATGAAGAAGACGACAACGAAGACAACGATAACAATCTAATTCAATGAGGTAGAAATGAAACGACTTGTACTTGCTATTTTAGCAGCAACTCAAATCAGCGCAACTACAGTAACAGGCGAAACTTTTTTTAACGAAAAACAAAGACCACAACTTTATTGTTTGGCACAAAATATTTACTATGAAACTCGCGGCTCGAGTAGAGCAGACCAAGCAGCCGTAGCAGACGTAGTGCTAAACAGAGTTGCTGATCACAGATATCCTAACACAATATGCGGTGTAGTACGTCAAGGCAAAAAACATGCAGACGGCTCAATGATACGTAATAAATGCCAGTTCTCTTGGTATTGTGATGGAAAAAGTGATTGGCCTACTGACCAAGATGCTTGGAACAATGCTAAATCATTAGCGTTTAATATGACAGTGTTCGGAGACTTTGCTGGTATTACAGAAGGTGCTACACATTATCATGCAGATTATGTGAACCCTAGATGGGCAAGACATTTTACTCTTACTGGTACTATCGGTAGACATAAGTTTTACAGATGGGAACGTAATGTCCAAAAGTAATCCTTCAGACAATAGACACAAAGAAATCTTTGATTCTATTGTCAAAAAAATTGAAGAATGGCCGCAATTGAAGCATCATGAACATAATCATGTTGCTTACAATAAATTGCAAAGATTTAAAAAGAATCACAAGCGAAAAACAAAAATAATCAAGGACAAAAATAATGAATAATGATCACAAAGTATATGAAGATCAAAATGTCAAAGGCGAAGCAATTTGGAAAGTAAAGACAGGCGGCAAGCGTGGAGATGTTGTTACAATCTGTCGTACACCAGAAGCAGCAGAGGATATAGCTGCTAAACTAAACAACGATCCGTGGCACTTAGATAGAGGTTATACAAGGGCTGACAGAATTAAAGCATGGAATGCTTATCATAATACATAAATATCTTTATGGAAGATTATGAAGCAGAGACTATAGTACAAAAAACGCAAGCAGTGCGTAAAAAGATTAGGGAATTCTATGCAGAATTTCCTCACTACAACCCTGCGCAGGTATCAGCAGGCAACGTAAGTGGTGTAGCAACTAACAGAGTCATTACTAAACGAGTAATGGATAAGTGGCGTGATCCTGAAGCAAAAGAACTAGCAGATGATATAAAATCAAGTCTTGATTTAAAAACAAAACTTCTTAAGAAACAGATATGAAGACCATATTCATACATGGCGCAACTGCCAGTGAAAGAAGTTTTGCTTACATACAACAAAAAATCAAAATAAAAAACCCTATTTTTTTAAACTACGAAAAAGAAGATAAGGCTATTGTAAATCTAGAGAATATGTGCAACACTCTAGATAAAAAAGATACATATGTTATTGTAGCACATAGCCTCGGCGGAGTATATGCAACTTATTTACAAGAACGTTTTAACATAAACGGTGTTGTAAGTTTGGCAACACCGTTTAATGGAAGTGAGATTGCTACATGGGGATCAATGTTAAATCCTACATATCAGTTATTTAGAGATATTAAACCTTCAAGTGACTTTATTCGATACAGTAGACTTATACCTATCACAATACCTTGGATGCAGATAGTAACAACTACAGGTGATGTTCCGTGGCTTGCTGGAAAGAATGACGGCATAGTTACTAAACAATCAATGATGTGTAGAAACGATATTGAATATGATTATATTGATCGTAATCATTATGAAGTAGTTCTATCTAAAAGAGTGGTTGACATCATCAAAAAAAGGCTGTATAAATAAACTGTTAGCGTTGAAGCAACGTGGACACATACTGGACTGCGGGGCGGTACCGCACTGCTCCACCATAAGCACATTTAGACAAGTGTGTTTTTTATGGGGCAGAAATAGGATCGACAGGTGTGAAAATGAAGTGGAGTTAATCGTGCGCAAGCTACGTAACGCAAGAAAAATGATAATTGCAAATGACAATTTCAAACCTGAACTTTCTTTTGACTTCGACGGAGTCTTAGAAGCAGCCTAAGGGCAGTTCGCGGTTACGGAGGCCCCGGGCAACAGAATGCCTCCAACTAAGGAATAATATGAATTGGATTGAAATAGATAAATTTTTAGTTGGTTTAATTAGAGCTGCTAAAACAGAAGAACAACTCTATAAAGATGCAATGAAAAAATTTAATTGGACTAGGAAACAAGCAGAAGATGCAATCAAACCTATGATTAAAAGAGGTGTTGCAAAATAGCCATATAAAGTAACTTTATTATGCAGTTGCAGCATTTATTACTCTATTTGGTTGCTCATACTAAACATAGGTTGTATAATTACAATGTAGAAAGGACAAGTTCGACGCTTGTCCTTTCGTAATACACATAACAAATAAAAAGGAAATATATTATGCGTAACGTATTTATGACTGCATTAGCAGCATTTACATTTGCTGGCGCAGTGTCAGCAGCGGATCTAAACGGTTCTATCAAAATGGAAGTCACTGAAAATGCAGCAGGTGATGTAGTTAACACAACTACACTAGGCCTAGGTCTAGCAAGAACTGGTGTTGCATTTGGTAACATTGGCTTAGAAATTAATGACAGTTCAACACTAGTAGTTGACGAGTATGCTTTAGGTGTACAAGTCGGCGGAGCAACTGTATCAGTTGGTGATCAAGGTGACTTGTTCCCAGGTGGCGGACTAGAAATAGTAGGCGATGACACACTAGCAGATCCAGCAGACCACGATAGCGTAATGGCGTCATGGGGCGGAGCAAGTGTAATGATTGGTGTACTAGATATGTCAACAGATGCAACTGATATTGAAAACATTCAGTTTTCATACGGCACAGAATTAGGCGCTGGTCTAAGTGTAACAGGTGTTGTAGACATGAACGAAACAACAGATGTAAACACATACGCAGCTGAACTAGGTGCAGACTTAGGTGTAGCATCAGCAAACACAATTATTACATATGCAGACGAGCACATGGCATATGAGTTGTCATTAAGCACAATGGGTATAACAGGTTTCATCAACGGTGACGAAGATGATATGGCTGAAAACATTGGCTTAGGTTACTCACGTGAAGTAGCAGGTGGCTTAACATTATATGCAGAAGGTGCATATGATCTAGAAGCAGAAGACGACACAATTGGTGTAGGCGCTTCATTCAACTTCTAAACAATACACATTTTTAAACTAAAAGGTCTACTTCGGTAGGCCTTTTTTTATGGGCATTTAACTAAATAGTTTAATGAGGTAGTAGAATGAATATGAAATTTGGAATAGGTGTAGTTGTTGCAATCGTTATGCAGGTAAGCGCATTTGTATGGTGGACTGCACAACAAGCACAAACAATAGAAACACTTAAAGGACAAGTAAGCGAACTCACAAGCAAGATGGCAGTGGAAGATGAGGTCAACATGGCTCGTGACATAAGTGATATGAAGGCTAAACTTAAAGAACACGAACAATGGATATCTGAAAACTATGCAGACATCGAAGATTTGATTGACTTTGCAGAGTTTACAGAAAACAAATGGGCAGGAGCATATGACGAAGATCCGGGGTACGATAGAATCTTCGGAAAGAAACCAGCACCAGCAAACTAATACATAAGGGAGAGGGCAATGTACGAATATGGTTGCAAAATAATTAAAGTCGTTGACGGTGATACTGTTGACATAGATATTGATTTAGGATTTGGAGTTTGGCTTTTTGGAGAAAGAGTAAGGCTTTATGGTATTGATACACCGGAATCAAGAACAAGCGACAAAGTAGAAAAAATATTCGGTAATCTTGCAAAAGAATATGTTCAGGCAGCTTTGCCAGTCGGTAGTAGACAAGTGTTGATGACACACAAATACGATGCAAAAGGTAAATTCGGACGTGTGCTTGGCGATTTTAAATTTAGAGAACATACTACATTATGTGATGCACTCGTAGAAGCAAAACATGCTGTTCCTTACAATGCACAAAATAAAAATGCAGTTAAAGATGCTCACTTAGAAAATAGAAGTATTCTAATGGAAGCAGGCGTAGTTACTGCCGAAATGATCACAAAAGCAACAACCTAGTCGATAGGTAGAAACAAACGGACTGCTTTCGCTAAATACTTTATGGGAGACCGTAATGGACATAATATGGATAATGCTGGCTAGTATGCTGGTATCAGCCGAATACCCCAACCAACAATATCACGCTTTTACAGGAGTAGGCGCAGAATTCTCATCATATAATGAATGTATGGAATATTTGTATGATCCTAAAAACACACCGGCGATTATAGGAACTTTAACTTATAATTATGGCGAAAGAAAGATACACAATGTAATTTGTGTCGATTCTAACACAGTATACCAAAGGAAAAGTGATCCTAAACTTAAGATAGGTGGAGGACCGGGCATACCGGTATAATTGGTTGACAGTAAACTAAATTAATGTTAATATGTAAGTGTTAGCAGAAATTAGGATATGATATGTCGATGCATTTATGCGGTCCTTATATGACCACAACTAAGTATAATCGCAAACAAAAGCAATCAAAAAGTAAAAGGCTTGCAAAAGCACAAGCCGAGCACGAAGCCTATCTTAAAAAGTTAGGAGTTAAAGGCTCTGCAAAAGAAGTACGCTCAGAGATACCTGACTACAGTACAGGTCCTAGAGTAACTAGCGATAAGGTTGGTAATGGACATGCTAAAAAACGCAACGTATATTCAGGTGAGCGTCAATTAATTGGTGTGGCTACTATGCACAAGTCTAACATGGTTCCTATCTTTGCAGATAGAAAAGAGGACGCTAAAGACATTGCTGAAATGCGTCGAAACTAAGTTAATTCTGAAAATTATACCGATAAATACTTCACGATGTTTATAGGTATTTTAGTTTTAGTCACTGCTCTTGCAATCAGCGCCGTGGCAATATATTATAGTGTAGTTGGATTAGTTGCAATTTTTGCCGCAGCAGCAGTCCCGATAATGATTATGGGCGGCACTTTAGAGATAGCTAAACTTGTTACAGCAGTTTGGTTACACAAGTACTGGCATCAAGCCAAATGGTGGTTAAAATACTATCTAGTTGGAGCTGTAGTTGTTCTTATGTTTATTACAAGCATGGGTATCTTTGGTTTCTTATCGAAGGCACATATTGAACAAACATCAGCAGCAAACGAAGGTGTTGCTCAAATAGAGCGTATAGACGATGAGTTAACACGACAGTCTGCAATAATCAAAAGATCTGAAGAACGTATTGTTGAAGCTGAAGCAAGTATAGGACAAGGCAACGATGCGATACAAGCACAAATTGACAAAGAACAAGCACGTATTGACACAGCATATGATCGTATCCAACCTGGTATTGCAGAACAAAATGCTATCGTTACAGCGCAACTAAACAGCCTTGAAGATAGAGTTAAAGTATACGAAAATGAGATAAAAAGCCTAGACAGCGATTTAGAACGATTGCAGGGTGTTGTAATAGACTATAGAGACGAACTATCAAAAACCAATGTTGCTAGTATTGAAGAACAAGTAGACCCGTATAACAAACAAATAGAACAATTAGATGCAGACCTAGCACGTATTAATACACAGGCAAACGAATACGAAGCACGTATATCGGAGTTGAATATTGATACAAGTGCAGTATCAGCATTAGAAGAACAGATCAGAACTATAGAAGATAATATAGTTCTAACAACTAATAAACTACAAAGCCGTGAACGTGACAAGATCAAAGAAGGTCAAGCAGTGATCGGTGTTACAAGCGACGGCTTGTTTGGCGGCAACACACAACGAGCACTTACAGCATGGGTTACAGCACAGCAAGAGCGCATTTCTACACTACAGGATCAAGCAGTACAGTTACGCACACAAGCACAGTCAGCACTTGACAACGAAAGAACACGCCTAACAAATCTAGTAACAGATTTGCGTGGCTTACAGACAGAGACAGCACAACAGAGAAAGCAATCGTTACTTGATGCGATTGATAGTATTAGAGCTGGTGCTATTAATGAAAACAAAACAGCAAGAGCAGACATACAATTAAAGATTGATACAATCTTGAACACAGATATTCCTTCTAACAGGGAGGCTAGAACTACAGCACAAGAAGCCATTACGGCCCTTCGTCAAGCAGATGATCCTAGAATCAACGCTGCAAGACAAGCGATCAAAGATTTACGTGCAAGTGCTGATGCACAGATCGCTGCTAGTAACACGTTAATACAACGACTAAGAGATAATCTAACAGTAGGCAAAGATGCTGACGTAGAAAAATTAGTCGCCGCACAACAGGATAAGATTGTTACAGCAAACAACACAATAGATACATTAACAGAGGAAAAGTATGCTCTACAAGCAGAATACAGAAAACTTGAAGCAGAAGTAGGTCCTGTTAAATATCTAGCAGAATTTATTTATGGCGAAACAGCAAATGAAAACATATTAGAAGAAGCAGTAAGATGGGTAATATTAATTATTATATTTGTGTTCGATCCTTTAGCAGTTCTATTATTAATAGCAAGCCAAGCAACATTTGAAATTTATAATAAAAACAGAGAATTAAAAAAAAGAAATGATTATGAAAGAGCGCGAGCACAAAGGATTGCTAATAATCCAGGATTTACAGTAGAGGGCATAAATGACAAATCAATTGAATCAGAAAGAACCACCGAAGATGGAACTCAGTCCGGAGATGTTGTTGAAGAGATTACTAGGGAACATGCCTCTAGAACCGACGATAATGGAAGAGACTCTTCCACACCAATGGAAAGAGACCACGAACGATTAGAAGAATTAAAATCACAACTGTTGGATAATGAAATTACTTCGCCAGATGAAAAAATGAAAATACTTTTAAAAGGCGAAACGTTTGAAGATGTAGATGATCAGTTCTTAGTAGAAGATGACGAGCCAGAACCAACACCGAAACTAGAAGTTAAAAAAGAACTTACAGTAGAAGAAAAAGCAAAACGTAATAAAAAGTATTTAGAATCATTAGGTGAAGACAACACCTATACAAAAGATACTACAGCGTGGAAGAAAGATAATCCACATGAGACACTGAAACTATACAAAGCAGCATATATAGAAGGTAAGATAGATAAACTTCCGTGGGAAGGTTATATACAAAACCAAGAACAATCAGAAGAATCATTGTTCAATAAGCTGAGTAAGAAAAGTGAACGTAAAGATTAATTTAATTACATATCCGGATAAACTACATAATAACGCTGATAGTGTCTTATTAGTTTCTCCTAGTCAACCAGTGATGGCTGACTTCCAAAGCACTATACTTGCAAATGTACAAGATGATTTAAATGTCTATGCGTATGAGTCAGGTGAACCAGTGGACTGGTTACTTGATGTTGCTGCAATAGTTGACATGATTATAATAGATATTGATAATGTTGATTTACCTGAACGTAATCTTTTATCATTTCTAATAGCAAAATCTAAGACTTATTGGTTGACAAATGTACAGGACGTAGTGTATAATTATATAAGTAAACAAAGAATCTATGACTTTAAAACAATTGATAAAATAGGAGGCACTATTGTCGAAGCATCAATCGAAGAGTAATAATAATCCAAGGTACAATAAGGATGAAGTCGGTTTACCCGGATCAAAAGTTGAAGTACGCAACAATGACATTACCAAAGCAATGCGTAAGTTCAAAAGAAGAATTCAAGAAGACGGTATTCTGCAAGAATACAGAGAACGTCAACATTATGAAAAGCCAAGCCTTGTGCGTAAGAAAGCAAAAGCAGCAGCACGATCACGCTGGTTAAAGAAATTAGCAAAACTTAACTCAGATTAATAGGTGATACATGCGTCTTGAAGAAGACATGAAGTACGACTATAAAGACGTTCTCATACGTCCTAAGCGCAGCACATTGGGTAGCCGCAAAGAAGTAGACCTTAATAGAGGATTTACATTCCGTAATTACACAGCACCAATGGTCGCAGAACCAACTGCCGAACCTGGCTACCCTGCTATACCTAGACACTACCGCGGTATTCCTATCATGGCTGCTAACATGGATGGTGTTGGTACATTTGAAATGGCTGACACACTTGCTAAACAGGGTATGTTTACATGTCTTGTAAAAACATATAGTGTAGAAGAGCTTACAGAATACTTTGGCCCGGAATACCGCAAACAAAATGTAGCAATGAGTATCGGCATTACAGACGCAGATGCACAAAAGTTTCATCAAGTATATGCACAAGCAGGCGATCATATGAAGTTTGTGTGTATTGATGTAGCAAACGGTTACTCAGAACGCTTTGCTAGTTTTGTAAAGAAATTTAGAAATGATTATCCAAACGTAGTAATTATTGCAGGTAACGTAGTTACAGGCGAAATGACAGAGGAGTTGATTTTAAGTGGCGCTGATATTGTTAAAGTTGGTATTGGTCCTGGTAGCGTATGCACTACTAGGATACAGACTGGAGTGGGATATCCGCAACTTAGTGCGGTTATCGAATGTGCAGACGCAGCACATGGATTGGGTGGCCATATCATTGCTGATGGTGGTTGTACTTGTCCTGGTGATGTTGCTAAAGCCTTTGCTGCCGGTGCTGACTTTGTAATGCTAGGCGGTATGTTTGCAGGACACGATGAAGGCGGCGGCGAAGTAATAACAAAGATGTTTAAGACAGATGAACTAATGAAAGACGGTCTTAACTATCTAGTAAAAGAAAAACAGTTTGTGCAGTTCTACGGTATGAGTAGTGACGCAGCAAACACAAAGCATTTCGGAGGATTGAAAGATTATCGTTCTTCCGAAGGCAGAGAGGTCTTAGTTCCTTACAGAGGCTCTGTGGGTATAACCGTGCAAGATTTACTCGGAGGACTAAGATCTACCTGCACATATGCTGGAGCACAAAGGCTCAAGCATTTAAGTCGTTGTACAACATTTGTTCGTTGTACTCAACAATTTAACGCTGTTTATGCGTAAGTTGATAAATAAACTTGGACGCCATAATGGGTCCATACATAATTCTTGCTTGATAAAGGAGAAATAACATGACAAGACTTACAACCCTAGACCTACCACATTTTCACAGAGCAACTATTGGCTTTGATCGACTATTCAATGATATGGAAAGAAGATTCCAAAATAGTCCAAATGCAACAGGTTACCCACCATACAACATAGCACAGATTAACGAAGATGAATACATGATTAGTATCGCTGTCGCTGGCTTTGGTATGGATAACCTAGATATTACGAAAGATGGTAACACATTGCGTATTGAAGGTACAGCTCCTAAAGGTGATGAAAACGTCAACTACTTACACAAAGGTATTGGCGGACGTAATTTCCGCAGAGAATTTACACTTGCAGATCACGTAGAAGTTGAAGGTGCAATGTTAGAACTTGGTATGCTAAATGTTCATTTAAAACATGAAGTACCCGAAGAACTACAGCCAAAAAAGATCAGCATTAAAACTGTTGATCAGTATTAAAAAGTAATTAACTTTAAAATACAGGGGAGTACAATCTCCCCTGTTTATCGGAGTAATAAATAAGTATTGGAGTAATAAATGAGTACAGCTATTGACACAGATGTAAATATCGATGAAAAAATTGATAATAAAATAAGATTACCAAGTAAATATAATGTTATCATGCTTAACGATAACGAAACTCCTATTGACTGGGTATTAAGTATACTTAAAGAAATCTATAAGCATTCTGATACAGGATCAGAGACATTAACTATGAAAATACATAACGAAGGATCTGCTGTTGTAGGCACATATGATTATGAAATTGCCGAACAGAAAGCACTTGAAACTACAAAACTAAGTAGAGACCAAGGATTTCCGTTGTCAGTAAGATTAGAAGAAGAAATATGACCGTAGGTGGAATAATTCTCTGTGCAACATTTTGGATCTATTGTGCAGGTATGATTGCGTATGCAGAATATGCAACACGTAAAGCAAATGATCCATTTGGAAATTCAGGAACAAGACTATGAGCATGATATGGGAGAAGTTAATTGACTGCCAAGAAAAGATTATCGAAAAATTCGAATACCACCTTGAAGAGTATGACGAAGACGGACTCGGAGACTATAACCAACCTGAGAATGGTTGGGTTAACAGGACTTGGAATAGCGACCATATTCGTCGTGCTCACATTGATGTTGTAGATGCACGTGAGCAACGTGGCTTATGGATGATGCATGTTTGTGTGTTCCCGCAACTACACAACGATGCACCAATATATGGTTTTGATGTTATTGCAGGCGCAACTAAGATGACAGGTGCATTCCACGATTATAGTCGCAGTGTTAATCCTAATCATCCTATGATGGAAGGTTATGCAGAAAGTGTAAAAGACTTTATTCCTAAAAAGAAACGTGAACTGCCTGAATGGGCTCGCAATATCTTTAGTGGTAATATGTTAGCAGCAGGCAATGTAAAGACTGAAGAAGAAGCAGCAGAGATTATTCGACTAGCACTTGACAACTTAGATGCATACCTATGGGAAGTAAAAGATTTTAATCACACAGCAGATGAAATAGAGTGTGCAGTAGCACAAAACTATTACTGTGAAAACCAGCAACAGAATCCACATACGCCTCGTACTATGAAAAGCCTAGGACTACCAGAAGCTGAAGTAGACAAATTCTGCAAGGACATGCTGTTCCCTAAAATAGCATAAATACTAAAAAGAATTTAGGAACTTATCAATGCGTTATCGTGACTTTAAATTAGTAGAATCAAAAAAAATTATTAATGAAGAGGGTATTAGCAGAGGCAATCTATTAAAGTATGGCGGCAAATACCTTGACATGCTAATTAACATGATTGCAACTGGTAAAGATGTAGAACTCGAAGGTCCTGCAAAAAAGAAGTATGGTAAAACTATAAAATTTGATCCTGCAGAAGCAAAACGCTTATCGCAATTATTCTATGGACAAGATGCTCCAGTTGAAGAAAAAGAAAATGTAAATGTAGATGATCGCGGCTATTTAATACCAGTAGGTGATGTTCCTAAGAGTGTTTCAGTTAAAGTACAAGGGTCAGACAATTATATTCCAACTGGGCAAATTTTTAAAACTCCAGAAATGAAAGGTCAAAAAAAGCCATTCAACACAGGTGATGTGGGCGAAGCATTTCTTGGCGCAGCATGTACTGCAAAGTTTGAAAAACTTGGTGAAGAAATTACTGAAAACGATGTTCTTGATGTGTTAAAACGATTAACTGTAACAGAAGAAGGTAAAAATAAAAGAGGACTGCTAACTTCTAAAGTTTCTAACGATACTTTAAAATATGTTCTTGTGTTAAATCAAACAAGTTTTGGCGCATTAGATAGATCAGTTAGAGAAGGCAAACTTCCACCTGAAATGATTGGATTAAATAGATCTGCTGTTAAGTGGGCAAACGGTAGCCAAGCAGTAAAACAAGCAGTCGAAGTTGCTGTGAATGATCCTGAAACCAATATTATTACTGTTAATTCAGACGGTGTATCAGATCAGAAAGGTACAAAAGCAGATTTATTTTTAACAATTGATGACAGTACTATTAACTTGCTTAGTGCAAAAGCAGGTGATGTTAAACAGTTTGGACAAGTTCCAGGTAACTCTTACGACAAGATTCAAACATTCTTCAAGAGTATATTTGGTGTAGACGTTAAAGATTCATATATTGATGAAATGAATGGCAGTGATGCACAGCACAATTATCCTATCTTTAAGAAAATTTATGCTGATGTTGCTGATGAACTAGCAAACGAATTAAAAGGTAACACAGTTAACGAAGTAAAGTTTGTTGAAAGATTGTATAACGGTATTTCATACCATGCGTCTTTAAATGACCCTAAAGTAAGTATGGTAATTTTAAAGGCTACACCTAACAGTCCAGGTTTTACAGAACTAAGTTTTGGTCCTGAACTAAAAGAAGCAATGGATCAGTTTGATCTGCAAGTAAGTTATCAAGCAGATCCGCCTAAAATACAAGTACACGGTAGACCAATTGGTACAGAAGCATTACAACAAGTAAGTGGTGCAACTATGCTTATTCAGGCACGTACTAATATGAAAGGCGATAGTGCTAAAGGTTATATTAGAAGCATTATTGAAATGGGCGGATTACTCAAAGCCATTGCAGTAGTAGAAGACAAAATTGAAGACGAAACGCCACCAGATGATCAAGAACAACCTCCAGTAGAGAAAACAAAGAAAACTAACGATCCAAACGCTACAATTTAAAAGTTAAAAGGAGCGTAATATTACTATTACTGCTCCTATTTAAAAAAAGCGCCCTCACGCTCTATAAAAGTATTTAGTAACCGTGGTTAAATCATTAACTTGTCACTTAATGACTTGACAACTCTATGTTTTTGTTATATAATATAAGTACAAAGATTTACGGAGTTATACATGGAATATACAACAGAAGAAAATCAAGAACTAGTAGAAACTATTAAGCGTCCTATTAGACATTATAAAGTAACTATTAATGGCTACGGCGGCGAAGCAGCATATTGTAATTTAACTAAAGAGCAATATGAATTTTGGAGCAAGCATATCGAAGAGCATGGCGATTGTGATGCTATTGCATATATGGTAGGCTGTGAAGACGGCGAATTTGATTTTGAAAATATTGAAGAACTTCCAGAAGGTATTGACTTTCAAGTAGATGAAGAAGGGTATCGATATCCTTGGTACGAAAGTCCTGCAGAATATGAGCATCAGTACGGAGTATCATATAATGGTGCCTATTTAATTGTTGAAGAAGTTGACAGTGAAGATTACGGTGCTGACACTATTGCAGAAATAATAGACAGAGAAGCGTTAGATGAATATGTAGAAGGTCTGCACGAAGAATGGGACTATGACACAGAAATTGTTAGCATGGGTGTTTCAGAAGGTGAAGAAGGCGACTATGTAATGCAGTTTTACAGTTCTGAGAAGGGTTGCTTCTGGGAAGGTATAATTACTACTACAGGTGCATTTGATCCTAAGAAATTGATGTTCCGTACTACAGAGTATCCTAATGGAGAAGATGTTTTGACCGAAGTTGAATATGATAATGAAGTTGTAGACAACGAAGGCGGAGACACAAACGGAAAAGGTTATAGTGTCCATGTTTGGAGTAATAAATGAATTTAAAAGAATCAGCTCCTGAATGGTTCATGGAACTACAGGATATGATTACGGCTGGTGTCGAGTCTTTTGAATCTACTAAGATGGTAGAAAAAGAAAACAAGCGTGAGGGTTGGCATCAGCGTCATAGAACAATATACGGCGATACATTTGAAAAGGCAGTTATTGCGTATTCATGTGTCAGCGGAGAGTTCAAAGAAGAATTCGCAAAAGAAATACCAGGAACAGAAAATAACAAAGAGTATTGGGCAAGTGGCATTAGTGTTATCTTTCACCCAATGAACCCTCACGTTCCTGCTATGCATATGAACACACGGTATATTATTACAGGCAAGGAATGGTTTGGCGGTGGTTTTGACTTTACTCCTTGCTTACCTAATGCAGAGTATGAGACATGGTATCACAACAAAGTAAAAGAACTATGTGATGCATATGACGAATCATACTACGAAGATTTTAGAAAGAAGTGCGATGAGTATTTCTTCTTGCCTCATCGTAATGAAACAAGAGGCATTGGAGGAATATTCTACGAATACTTCTCTCCACAAGAAATGAGTTTTGATTTTCATAAAGCAGTTGGCAAAGGTTTCTTTGACACAGCAATGGAAACATTTAATAAATTCCACACAATGGAATATACTGATGCTGACAAAGCAGCACAGCAAATAAAGCGTGGTCGCTATGTTGAGTTTAATCTTCTTAATGATAGAGGCACTAGATTTGGTCTTAAGACCGGCGGCGACACGGAGGCTATTCTAGCAAGTTTACCTCCTACCGCAGATTGGAGATAAATGTTTAGATTTTATACAGAAAAGAAATGGTGGCTATGGAGCTGGTTAGGCACTGCTATCATTCTTTCATCACTTTGGGTACAAGTACAGATTGATGTAAAGATTAACGAATGGTTCGGTCAGTTCTATGACATGATCCAAAAAGCATTGGGAGAACCAAATGCTATTACAATAGGAGAGTATTGGGCTAGTCTTGCTAGTTTTATATACTTAGCAGCAATATATGTACTAATTGCTGTGGCTATTAGTTTCTTTACAGCACACTTCCTATTCCGCTGGCGTGCAGCAATGGTTGAATGGTATCATAGTGTATACGACCGAGCACGTACTATCGAAGGTGCAGCGCAGCGTGTACAAGAAGATACAATTAAGTTTAGCCGCATCATGGAAGGCTTAGGTACTAGTTTTATTGAATCAATTATGGTTCTTGTGCAGTTTGTTCCTATCTTATTAGGACTAAGCATTGGTATTCCAATCTTCTTCTTTGGCGATTGGCAATATGGACTCGTAACAGGTGCGCTTGTTTGGTCAATTGGTGGTACAATATTTCTTATTGGACTAGGTTGGTTGTTGCGTCTTGTAGGTGTAGAGTATGACTTACAAAAGAAAGAAGCAGCGTATCGTAAGATCCTTGTAATTGCAGAAGACGATGAAACTGTAAGACCAAAGACACTGGAAGAACTGTTCGAAGATGTTCGCGGCATTCATTTCAAGTCGTATATACGTTATTTGTATTTTAATATTGGACGTATTGCATATCTACAAGCTAACGTACTAAGTGCATATGTGTTCTTAGCACCTGCTATTGTAGCCGGAGCAGTTACACTAGGTGTAATGCAACAGATTATTAGAGCGTTTGGCAGGGTAGAAGGCTCAATGCAGTATCTACTTAAAGCATGGCCAACTATTATTGAACTTGCAAGTGTGTACAAGCGTTTGCGTGAGTTTGAAAGACAGATTAAGGAATCATAATGGTATCTGCATTAAATAAAATTGCGGCAGCGATTGCTATGGATCGCTGGGAAGAGATTGGGGAAAATACTGACATATGGAATCCAAAGGATGAAGAAGAAGATATTGCATGTGATCCGTTGTATATTATTTGTTCACAGGTAAGATTATCATTTGAAGAAATTACCAACACACAACTGATTGAAATGCTAACAATGTTTGTTAAAGATCGAAAGTCAGTTGCTGCATATCAAGATTTTATTACACCTGATGACATTATTAAAGCAAGAGAAATACGTAATCATTTTAGAAATAAAGTGATAATTGAACAACTCAAAGGCGATGATATTAGTGACTTCTTAAAAAGTATTTCTAAAGTATTAGAAAATGACAAAAAATTAAATCTCGATCTCATTCCTACTCTAGTTAAGTTAGAAGATTTTTACCACGAAGATGTGTTTACTTCAGATATATTTAAACGTGCAACTTTTCCTAGAATGTATAAGAAAACTAAAAGACTTATGGTAGAAGGCAACTTCCAATATCAAGGCAGCACCTTTAGACGTAGTAGAGATAGTAGAATAGAAAGTTTCTATTTTATTAGAGAAACTGATAAGGTTCTTTGTGTTGCTACTGCTACTATAGGAACAGAGTTACATAATTACTGGAAACAATCTGTTAACAAATCAAGGATGTGTATTAAAGGTCCTGCTAGAAAAGAAAAACAATTACTTCAGTCGCATCATTTTTATAGATTAGAAAGAGATGCAACCTTTTCTGAACCAGTTGAAATAAATAACTCACATGACAATTAGCGCATCATATAAAGTAGAAGATATATTTGAAGACATCGAAGGCGATGACAAGAATATATTAATGAATATTCCCCCCGAAGTATTAAAAGAAATGGGCTGGAAAGAAGGTGACGTTTTGCAAATTGAAGTGTCTGACGGAATTGTTAGCATTACAAAAAAAGGAAAAAATGAGTAAAGAAGGAATTATTGAACTGGAAGGTAACATAATTGATGTTTTACCAAACCAAACTTATAAGGTAGAATTAGAAAATAAACACCTTATAACATGTTATACAGCTGGTAGATTAAAACAACACCGCATTAGATTAGTTTTAGGCGATAAGGTAAGAATTGAGATGACACCTTATGATCTAGAAAAAGGCAGAATTACTTACCGCTTATAATAAAAGATTGACAAGCCGTGTATCTGAGTATATTATAATACTATAAATAGGCAACACAGAGGCGCACAATGTTTACAGAACATAAAAATGGTTATGTTGCAAGTTTAGCAACTAGAGCCCTTCCACTAAAAACAGTATCTACACAAGAAGCACTTGCAGTAGCATGTGCAGCATATCGAATTAATGGTTCATACATTAAAGATACTAGACGTTTTAGCACAGAAGAAAATAAAACACAATTTTCTAACAAAGAGCTTGTACGTTTTTTCTTTGAAGATAAAACTGATTATCTACCACATGATTATATTCCGTTTAAACTTACAGCAGAAGATTTTGAAAAAGCTAACGAATTGCAAAAATGGATGCGCCGTTATGTAATGTTAGGACTTGCTGATTTAGATGAATTCAAAAGAGATATGATTTCGTCAGCCGCAGGCGAGCAAGTTCCTATAAACAACTTAGGACGTATTGCATATCTTCCAGAGTTTGTAAAACGTGATAAACACGAAACTAATCTTACTAAAGAAATACGTGTAGAGTATCGTAATAGTATTCATTTAGGCACAGAGAAAGATGCAGTGGAAGGCGTATGTAAGATACTCGACAAGCGTTATAGTTCTCAATGGGAAACATATTACTACACAGCAGTTTTAGACGGCAACTTAATTTCGTTTAGTAATCGGTTTGAACACGAAGTAGATACTATGAAACGTATTAAAGGCAAGGTACGTAACCATACTGTAAACCGTTTGTTTAGTGCAAACGAAACTCGTCTAAACTATGTGAAATTATACAAGGTATAAAAAAATGGGCATCAGTGAATTATTTTTGTTTATTACAGCAGTGACATTTACAGGGTTAGGTTACTGGATAGGTAGAGAGAAAACTGTAGAGAACGTTGCCGAAACAATGATTGATAAACTAATTGACGACGGTTATATTAAAACCAAAGGTACAGGTGATAATTTAGAGCTACTCAAGTATTGGGAAGAATGATTAAATTACAAACTAAACTACCTAAAGATATCTATGTAGCCTGTTCGGGAGGTGTTGACAGTATGGCAGCACTCGACTTTCTGCGGCGTAAGCATAATGTTATTGTTCTACATTATAATCATGGAACTGGTCACGGCAACTATGCTGCTACTTGGATGCATAATTATTGCAGGACAAATAATATTGGATTTATATTAGGTAAGAATGACGTAGATAAGCCTAAAGGAATGAGCCAAGAAGAACACTGGCGTAATGTCCGTTATAATTTTTTAGACAACTATAATGATAAACCTGTTATTACAGCGCATCACTTAGATGATTGTGTAGAAACTTGGTTGTTTAGTAGTATGCACGGAACAGGCAAATGGATTCCATCAAAAAGAAATAATGTGTTACGTCCGTTTAGACTAACACGAAAACGAGATTTTGAATTATGGGTGAATTTAAATAATATTCCTTATATTTCGGATGACAGCAACAATGATTTATGCTATAATCGTAACTATATAAGGCATAAAATGATGCCTCACGTACTGCGTATCAATCCTGGTATTCACAAAGTGATAGCAAAAAAAATGAAAGAAGAAGAAGTAGTATGACAAAAAAAGATGCAGATAAAGAAGCAAAAGGCAGCGGAGGCGGAACAAAGCCAACACCTCCGGGGCAAATGATGTGGGACGCAGGTATATTTTACTTTGCAGACGGATTTAATTATGAAACAACTAAGCCAGTTGTAAACTGGATTATTGAAAAAAACTTAATGGCGACAAATGAACGGCCAAAAGAGTTAACGCTAATTATTAACTCACCAGGCGGCAGTGTACACGCTGCATTTGCACTTATTGACGTAATGAAAGGTAGTGCAATACCAATCAAAACTGTTGGACTAGGACTTATTGCAAGTTGTGGTATTCTTACATTTATGAGTGGTACAAAAGGACGTAGAATTATTACTCCCAACACAAGTATTTTGTCACATCAATACAGTTGGGGTAGCGGCGGCAAGGAACATGAACTCTTTGCTCGTGTGCGTGAGTTCGAATTGTCGAGCGAGCGTATGCTAGAACATTATAAGAAATGTACGGGATTAAAAGAAAAAGTAATTCGTGACATATTATTACCTGCGCAAGATGTTTGGTTAAGCGCAGAAGAAGCAGTCAAGTATAATATTGCAGATAAGATTCAGACAGTTTACTAAGGAGTATTCATATGAGTGACTTTGTAGAGTTTAGCAGTACATTAGAAGAAGATGACTACGGTTTAATAGTAGGCAGTGACGGGAGTCTAAAAGGCATTTGGGTTCCAGAAGGAAGTGAAAACGCTGAAGTTCCTGAATCAATTGTTGAACTTTGCAAAGATTATTTTGGTATTGATCCTAACATGGACAATATTCTCGATGACGATGATGGATATTTACATTGATTAAAATTACGTCCGCAGAACTTGCAGAACTTGCTATGGAAGCAGAAACACAAAACCCTATAGACTGGGGAATGTTAGCAATCAAAGAAGAGCAAGCGTTTCTAATGATGGCAAATAATGTAATTGAACAAATACAAGATGTACCTGATGATCAAAGATTATATGTCTGTATGGCAACAATGACAAAGATGTTAGTTGAAAATTTTTGTTTGAATCTACAATTAAAAGGAGCAGAAAATGTCAAAAACGACATCTAGATTTGATGATGTAGTTGATCTTCTTTGCACTAATAACGGAAACGTTGTTAATGGCGAAGTGCTTGAATATTATCCTAGTAAAAGTTTAGTAGTAAGTATCAATAGACAAATTAAATTAACATTACGACATAACGGTAAACTTTATGTAGGTAATCAAGCAGGACTAGAGTTTACTTCTTCTGGTCCTAAAGAGTTTGTAATTAAGAAAGGAAGATAATATGCCATTAGTACCTATGGTAGTAGAACAGGAAAGTAGAGGCGAACGCTCCTACGACATTTATAGCCGTCTTATGAAAGACCGTATTGTTATGCTTAACGGTCCAGTTGAAGATAATATGGCTAATCTAATTGTAGCACAATTGTTATTCTTAGAAGCAGACTCAACCAAAGATATTAATTTATACATTAATTCACCGGGTGGTGCTGTTACAGCAGGACTTGCTATCTATGACACAATGCAATTCATCAAGTGTGATGTTAAAACTATTGTAATGGGCCAAGCTTGTTCAATGGGATCATTCTTAGCACAAGCTGGTGCTCCGGGTAAACGTATTGTGCTGCCTGAGAGTAGAACAATGATTCACAGAGTATCAAGTGGTACACCTGGAACACGTGGTAGTGTACACGTACAAGAATTAGAGTTTGAAGATGCTCGTAGACATTTTGAAGAGTCTAAGAAAATCAACAAACGACTTACTGAATTGTATGTGCGCCACAACACAGCAGGTAAAACATACGAAGAACTTTTTGAAACTATGAAATTTGATACTTTCTTAACAGCACAAGAGGCAGTAGACAATGGACTCGCAGACCAAGTCGTCTACAGTCGCTGATACCGTTGCAGCTCTAAAAGGTATTCCTACTAAAGAGGATCTTAAACTCCTTTTAGAGCAAAATGTTTTAGTAATAGACTTTAATAAACTCAACGGTGACAAACGAGTAATGACTTGTACATTGAGAGATGACATGAAACCTCGTGCAACAAAGGACGACACACTAAGTCAAAAGAAGGTACGTGAGATTTCAGATGCTGTTGTTAGTGTTTGGGATGTAAACGCTCAAGGTTGGCGTAGTTTTAGATACGACAGAATGAATAGTGCAGAGATTTTAGAAATATACAAAGAAGAATGGTTTCGGTACGACGATAATGGTTGACAACATTATCGTTGATGCTATAATATTAGTACACACAAACAATGTAGGTAAGACATGAACAAATTATTAGTAACAACCGCAGCACTTGCAATGGCAGCAACAACGGCAGTAGCCGAACAGTATGCAACTATTACAAATGTAAAACCTAATTATAGGACAGAACAAATTAGAACACCTATTCAACGCTGTTCTACAGTAGATGTTCCAATCTACGGTAACGTAGGCGGCGGTAGTGGTGCTAGTTCAAGTGATATTCTTGGCGGTATGATTATCGGCGGACTGCTTGGCGGAACTGCATCTGGTAAAGATAGTGGTGCAGCAGCAGGCGCAGTGATTGGCGGACTGATTGCAAATGATAATGCAAACAAGCAAAAACAAGGTATTGTTGGTTATCAGCAGCAACAGCAGTGTACAACTGATTACCAAGTTGAAACTGTTAATACTTTAAAGAACTATACTATTCTTTATGAGTGGAATGGTGTACGTGGTAAGAGTTATACATATAATAATTATCAAGTTGGTGATCGAATTCCAATTAACGTAAGCATTAAAGCACGTTAAAAAACTTTAATAAAGGGAAACAAGGAAAACACAAAGTCTCTAACATTAAGCACGTGAGTGCTATATGTTATATCAAGCCAAGACATATCTAGCCAAACAATAAAGACTATTGCTAGGAGTACTAGATCTGTTTTAGAGATTTTGGGCTTACCCTCGTTTTCCGCCATCATAGTATTTATTACCTATAAGTACTATGTTGTTCCGCAGTAGCTCAGTGGTAGAGCAATTGACTGTTAATCAATTGGTCGTAGGTTCGACCCCTACCTGCGGAGCCATATATAAGGTGAGGTGGCCGAGTGGCTGAAGGCACCCGATTACTAATCGGACGAGCGTTTGTAGCGTTCCCTGGGTTCGAATCCCAGTCTCACTGCCATTACATAAATAACATTATGTTTAAGGCTGTCAAAGAAACAATTTGGCACTTAACTTGTACTAACTGTAAGAATTGGTTTACCTATGCTACAATGGAAGAGAAGTTATGTATAGAACGTATGCAACTTCACTGCCCTCATTGTGGCAAAAAAGGTTCTGCTAAAAAATAAGTTAGCCAAAGTTAAGTAGTTTGTTACAACGGTGTCACTAAGTAATATTGGAGACACAAACAAAATGTATTGGATATTAGTATACCTAACAATAAACGGAACTACACCGATAGCAGTAAATGCATTAGGACCTGATCATAAATTTGAAAGTATGACAGAATGTTTCTTTGCTAGAGAAAATCTTTCTGACGTAGTTGGCTTAGGAAATGGTTACTATAAACCTAACAGTCAAGCAATATGTGTACAAATAGAAAAATGAAAAATGTTGCGTTTATTGGAACCGGTAAGTTAGGAATGCCATGTGCAGAAACTATTGCACAAAAAGGACACCATGTAACAGGATATGATATTGTAAAATGCACTAGTGAACATGTCACAATGTTTCCTACTGTACAAGACGCTGTTAACGGATGTGACATTGTGTTTGTTGCTGTTCCTACTCCACATGATCCTGAATACGATGGCAGAGCGCCAACAGCGCATTTAGAACCAAAAGATTTTGACTATTCTATCGTCAAAGAAGTTCTTACTGAGTGTAACAAGCATATGAACAACGACCAATTGCTTGTTCTTATAAGCACTGTATTGCCAGGAACAGTCCGTAGAGAACTAGAACCATTAGTAACAAATACTCGATTTGTTTATAACCCTTATCTGATAGCAATGGGCACAGTTGCTTGGGATATGGTTAATCCAGAAATGGTAATGATTGGCACAGATGACGGCACCGAAACAGGTGATGCAAAAGATCTTGTAGACTTTTATAAAACTATAATGGAAAACGATCCTCGTTATGTAATCGGCACTTGGGACGAGTGTGAGTGCATCAAAGTATTTTATAATACGTTTATCAGTGCTAAAATAGGTCTTGTAAACATGATACAAGACGTTGCAGTTAAGCAGGGCAACATCAATGTAGACGTTGTTACAGACGCTCTAGCGCAGTCTAAGCAGCGTATTATGGGTCCGGGATATATGAAAGCAGGCATGGGAGACGGCGGTGCTTGTCACCCAAGAGACAATATTGCACTACGTTATATGGCTACTGAGTTAGGACTAGGATATGACTTGTTTGACAGCATAATGAACGCAAGAGAAATACAAGCAAAAAACATGGCTATTGAAATAATGAAACACGGCAAATACATCTACTTCTCAAGTGATAGTTACAAACCAGGCGTAGAGTATGTGGACGGATCTTATAGTCTACTAGTACAACATTATGTAAAAGAACTAGGTGGCATACTTGTAAAAGAAAATGCCGACGTTGCAGTAATGGTACATGAAGGCGATACAGTACCAGATGATGTATTAGTATTTGATCCTTGGAGATCGTATCAAGGATCAAATACCGTAGTTTACTACGGAGACACAAGATGATATTTTACGATCCGTTTCATATTACATTAAAATTTCCAGATCAACCACCGTTTGACCATCTTAAAAAATCTAATTCAGACTATAAAGTAATTTTAGATTCTGGTCATCTACGAGAAGACGAATACCAAGATTTACATATACTATGGCCTGCAATGTTTGTATACAACATTTATAATTTTTGGGAAGATAGATCTCCTTTAATCAACACAATTAAAGATGTTGTACAAAAAACTAAGAAATTAAACTTTTATTTCAATGCCTACGATAGTGGTACGTCACCGTCGTTGTTATTTAAACAATTGCTAAATGTAAGAATTGGTCTAGGACTTGAAGATAAAGATATTACTATTATTACTGGAAATACCTACGATAAATTTGCTATAGAACAATTATTGTTGGGAGAAGGCATTCACGGTATAAAATTTGAAATAGGTGATAGAGAAATAATAAATGCAATAAGTGACTATTTACAATATTTAAACACCTGCAAAAAGCGTTTTATTTTCTTGTGTCGGAGACAAACGCCTTGGCGTAATTTAATCTTTTTTGATTTGGGCAGAAGAGGAATAATGTCTTCAGGTAACATAATCTATACATGGAGTAAAATAGATCCTTACAGTCAAGTAGAAGAACACAATAATACGATTGGTCGGTTAATGCTAGAATGTTTAGACAGATGTCCAGATCGAGAATATGCATCGACAATGACAAAATATGTAAGTGAAAATCTTGATACGATATGCAATAACAGTCCGTATACTATTCCAGGAGAGGTTAAAGAAAAAAATAAAATATTATCTGCAAGAGATTATACTGATTTTGTAAAGAAAACTTTTCCGGCTGTTTATCAAAATACTATGAATTCTCTAGCCAATGCACTAAACAGTAGCGCATTAAGTTTAACTATTGAAACCCAATACAATGACGACAATCACGCAACTTTACATTTAACAGAAAAGACTATACGCACAATGTTTTTTAAATTGCCATTCTTACAATATGCAAATGTTGCATTTCTAGCAAAATTAAGAGCAATGGGCTTTGAAACATTTGGCGATTTTTGGGATGAAAGTTATGATTACGAGATAGATCCTTATGAAAGGATGAGAAAGATAAACAGACAGGTAGAAGAATTTAACGAGATGCATTGGGCAGAATTCCATTCTTTAATAGCAAAAACAGCCGACGTAACTAATTACAATTATAATAAGTTAATAAAAATGACTCATATGTATTCTGATGATTTTCGAGAAAAAAGATTAAACGGTAAACTACAATGGAATAATGGAAATCATCTGTTAAATTAGTTGACAACACAGTAATAAGAATATATAATAAAGGTAAGTTAAATGAAAATAATTCCTAAATGTCCAGAATGTAAATCAGAACTAGGACACGGAGATTTTTGTCCAACTTGTAGAGTAAGAAGATAATGCCCCAATAGCTCAGCTGGTAGAGCAACTGATTTGTAATCAGTAGGTCGGGAGTTCAAGTCTCTCTTGGGGCACCATAAAGCGAGTATGGTGAAATTGGTAGACACGCTAGATTTAGGTTCTAGTGCTTCACGGCGTGGGGGTTCAAGTCCCT